CACCCAAACCTTTTGAGTCTTGGGTTCTAAAAACAGAAACTGCTGATTGGGAGTCACCAGTGGGACCTGCACCTACACTCACCAAAGCACAAACTAAAGCGCGTTCATACTATCGTTGGAACGAAGAAGATGGTAAATGGGATCTAGAAACCCCACCCGCTCCAGCAGAGGAGTAATAAATATTTGTTTCTTGAATGGTGGAGTTTAGTTTATTGGGGTGTGGGAATGAAAATGGAGACCCTCATCCATCTCCATATAAACATTATAGTTGCATCTGTTACTTAAATGAAAATTACTCTGGTGGAGAAAAATATGTTTCCCCTTAAATGAAAACTTTTAAGCAATTTCAAGAAGAGTGGACGAATAAATATAAAAAGAGTATTGATTGTTCAAATCCAAAAGGATTTTCTCAACGTGCTCACTGCGCGGGAAGAAAAAAAAGAGCAAAAGGTGAAAGCACTAAGTCAAAACCAGTTAAATGAAGAAAAACGGTCGCTGTCCTGAAGGAAAATATTATTGCTACACTAATAAAGTGTGTAAACCAATTCCTGCTGGATTTATGGTTGATCCTGAGGGAATGCTTCGTAAAGAAAATGGTGCATCAATTGATGAAGGTACTCGTATTCCAAAAAAACCAGGACAACCAGATAAGTCTGATAAGCACTCAGATCTCTATACAGATGAAGATCCAAAAGGAACAATTCATGGTCTCGGTTTTAAAGATGTTCAGACCGCGAGACAGAGTGTATCGAAAATAAGAAACTCTGGAAGATCTCATGCTCATAAAATCCAAGCAGCAATTGCTATGGAGCAAAGAGCAAGAGTTGCAGGAAAAACTTCGGAAGCTGCTGTTTACAGAAAATTCATTAACTCAATGAAAAAGAAAACAAAACAGATGAATGAAGAAGGTCTCCGTGACTGGTTTGGTAAGTCCAAATCAAAGGATGGTAAAGGTGGTTGGGTTAATGTTGTAACTGGTGGTACTTGTGCGAGTGATGAACCTGGAGAGGGAACACCAAAATGTGTCTCCTCTGCAAAAAGAGCAAGTATGACAAAATCGGAAAGATTGTCTGCCGCGAGAAGAAAGAAAGCAGCAGATCCTGGACAACAAATGAAGACCGGTGCTGCAAAACCAACATATGTTTCCACAGATTCACCTAAAAAGAAAACACGTGAAGAAGAAATAAATTTATCTGATTATTTTGAACTAGTAAATGATATAGTTTTGACTTATAAGGTAGGAAAAAATTCAGAGAATAATTTGATGGAAAAAAATAATTGCAATCACACCAAAGAGGGTGTTAAATGTCCGTGTCACGGAAAAAAGAGGTGTCCCGTAGTGTTAGAAGCAAAAGATCACGAGTACTCTATGGCTCGCTCAGAACTCTCTACAATCATGAGTGCCGCTAAAAGACTTAAAACTAAAATGGCAAAGGGTGAGGGTAATGTAGAAGCATGGGTACAATCAAAAATTACGAAAGCTGCTGATTACCTAGATAGTGCAGCAGACTACGTTGACAGTGGAGAGATGAACGAAGAGTCCGATAAAAAAGGAAAGGGTAGCGGCACAAAAGATGCTTGCTATCATAAGGTTAAGTCAAGATATAGTGTCTGGCCCTCTGCATATGCCTCTGGAGCACTTGTAAAATGTCGCAAGGCAGGTGCTGCCAATTGGGGAAATAAATCTGAAGAAAAAATAACAGATAGAATTCTAAATGATATTTTATCCGAAAAGTGTTGGCCTGGTTATAAAAAGAAAGGTATGAAAACAATGTTTGGAAAGCGTTATCCAAACTGCGTAAAAAAAGAGGATGTGACAATTGAAGATGCAGAAGGAAATACTTTTGCTGAAGTCGTTGATCTGATTAAACCAGAACCAATCAAAGGATTTAAAACTCAAGTTGAGGAAGCAACAAAATTACAATCTCAAACTGGAAACGTTGTAATGGTAACAGTCTCTTGGAGAGGCAAATATTACGCATTAAAAATCTTCTTCCCACAAGTTAAATTACCATCTCGCAAAGAAATTAGTGATGAACTTCAAAAGGTTTATCCTGGTTCAACTGTCGTTCATCACGCAGTTTCGGAAATTCAACCAGGACAACCATTAGTTCAATCAGTTGGTCCTCACGGTGGCAGTTTTGCTGCTGCTGGACCATCTAAAAAATATGTAAAACCTTATGGAGAGCAAGTTGAAATTGAAGAAGACTGGCAATCAGTGAATCGTAAAGATAAAACTGATGGATTGAGTCAAGCAGCAGTAAATGCTTATCGTCGTGAAAATCCAGGATCAAAACTCAAAACTGCAGTAACTGAAAAAAATCCAACAGGTAAAAGAGCATCTCGTCGCAAGTCATTCTGTCGAAGGATGAAAGGAATGAAATCAAAGTTAACTTCAGCAAAAACAGCACGAGACCCAGATAGCAACATTAACAAGGCACTTCGTCGTTGGAATTGTAATTAAACTAAATTATGTTTGATAATGTTTATCTTGGCAATCCAAATCTTAAAAAGGCAAATACTCCAATTGAGTTTACTCAAGAACAGATTGAGGAGTTTATCAAGTGCAAAGATGACCCCGTATATTTTGCAAACAACTACGTAAAAATTGTTTCTCTTGATGAAGGATTAGTTCAATTTCATCCATATAAGTTTCAAAAAAAGTTAATTAAAAACTTCCACAAACACAGATTTAATATCTGTAAGATGCCACGACAGACTGGTAAGTCTACAACTGTAGTATCTTTTTTGCTTCATTATGCAGTTTTTAATGACAATGTAAATATTGGTATTCTCGCAAACAAAGCAGCGACGGCAAGAGAATTGCTTGATCGTCTGCAAACAGCTTACGAAAATCTTCCCAAGTGGATGCAGCAGGGTATTATAGCTTGGAACAAAGGTTCTCTTGAATTAGAAAATGGAAGTAAAATTTTAGCCGCATCAACCTCAGCATCCGCAGTCCGAGGAATGTCATTTAATATTATCTTCCTGGACGAATTTGCGTTTGTTCCAAATCATATTGCAGATGAATTTTTTAGTTCAGTATATCCTACAATTTCCTCAGGTAAATCAACAAAGGTAATTGTGGTTTCTACACCAAAAGGTATGAACCATTTTTATAGAATGTGGCACGATGCCGAAAAAGGTAGAAGTGAATTTGTTACGACGGATGTTCACTGGTCAGAAGTTCCTGGAAGAGATGCTAAGTGGAAAGAACAGACAATTGCAAATACTTCAGAACAACAATTCAAAGTTGAGTTTGAGTGTGAATTTTTAGGTTCTGTTGATACTCTTATTAGCGTTACAAAACTCAAAAACTTAGTTTATAGTGAGCCACTTAAGAAAAATAAGGGACTATCAATTTACGAGCAACCAAAAGAAGATAATAATTATTTAATATCTGTTGATGTAGCTCGTGGAATTGGAAATGACTACTCCGCATTTGTTGTTTATGATATCACTACTATACCTTACAAAGTTGTAGCAGTTTATAGAAACAATGAAATAAAACCAATGCTTTTTCCTAACATAATTTGGGAAATGGCAAAGTCATATAATAAAGCATATACCTTAATAGAGGTTAATGATATTGGCGATCAAGTTGCTTCTATTCTGCACTATGATTTAGAGTATGAAAATGTTTTAATGTGCTCTATGAGAGGTAGAGCTGGTCAGATAGTTGGTTCTGGTTTTTCTGGAAAAAGATCTCAACTTGGAGTTAGAATGACCAAGGCAGTTAAGAAACTTGGATGTTCTAATTTAAAACTTTTAATAGAGGATGATAAACTTCTTACTTGTGATTATGATATTATCAGTGAATTAACAACATTTACTCAAAGAAATCAATCTTTCGAAGCAGAGGAGGGTTGTAACGATGACTTAGCAATGTGTCTTGTAATTTTTGCATGGTTGGTGGCACAAGACTATTTCAAAGAGATGACTGATAATGATGTTCGTAAAAGAATTTATGAGGAGCAAAAAAATCAAATTGAACAAGATATGGCACCATTTGGTTTTATACTTAATGGTGTAGATGATGAAATGGAGTTTGTAGATAAAGATGGAGATCGTTGGTTTGTTGATGAATATGGAGATAGATCTTATATGTGGGATTATGTGTGATGGAAGTAGACGAACATTTTGAAATTGAACACCTTTATCTTACAGAAAGAACTTGTAGAACTTGTGGGCAAACAAAAGATTTGATTGATGGATTTTATCTTTCAAGAAAAAATAAATATCAATTATCATCTTATTCGTATGAGTGTAAAGAGTGTACAATCAAAAGAATAACTGCTAAAAGAAAAGACTTAAATGTTGATGTAAACTGGGTTTATCCAGATTGGTAAATGTTCGTGCGCTGTTTCCTCAATTGAAAGAAATCCTTTTTATAAATAATTTTTAGAGAATTTGAGACTTCTTCGGAGAAAAAAATGGCAGTAGCTCTTGTTTCACCTGGAGTATTGGTCAGAGAGGTTGATCTGACCGTAGGGAG